GTGATGGGTTTACCGAGGTAAGTTAATGCACGACGGACTATTAAATACAAATAACATGATCGATACAGTTTTTTGCAAAAAATATCAAAAAGACCTTCCAGCAATGAAGGTTCCGCCGTTGCCAGGACCACAAGGCAAAGAACTTATGGAAACCGTGTCCCAAAAAGCATTTGATGCTTGGAAAGATCATCAGACTACCCTAATTAATGAACGCAGACTAGACTTATCTATAGCAGAGAATCGCAAGTTCCTTGTAGATGAAATGCTAAAATACTTTGATAACAAAGAAGTTGCCCAAGCAGAAGGGTATGTTGCTCCGGCAACGATTGATCCGGTACAACAATTTGTTCCCCAACCACCAGACGATACTACGTCAATTATAGATTAATTTACCCAAAGTTTCACAAAAGGCTTGCTATATACGTATATTTTGCGTATAATAGTGTCATATTATTTGATAAATAATTATGGAGTCTACATGAGATACGCACTAATTGACACTGCTAACACGTTTTTCCGTGCCCGTCACGTTGCCAGTCGCAGTAGTGACACGTGGGAAAAGATCGGTATGGCGTTGCATTTGATGTTTGGGTCAGTCAATTCAGCAGTAAGACGTTTTGGTATCGATCACGTTGTGTTTTGTTTAGAGGGTCGCAGTTGGCGTAAAGACTTTTACACACCTTACAAAGCCAATCGTAAACTCAACGAACAAGCAATGACTGAAGCAGAACTAGAAGAAAATAAAATGTTCTGGGAGACATATGAAACTTTTACTACGTATCTTAAAGAAAAGACTAACTGTAGTGTGTTGCGTGATCCTCAAGCAGAAGCAGATGACTTGATTGCTAGGTTCATTTCATTGCATCCTAAGGATGATCATATTATTTGCTCATCTGACACTGACTATTTACAGTTACTTGCAACTAACGTACATCAGTACAATGGTGTATCTAATCAGTTTATTACTATTGATGGATACTTTGACGATAAGGATCGTCCTATCAAAGACAAAAAGACAGGTGAAGTCAAACTGTTGGAAGACCCTGCATATTTGCTGTTTGAAAAGTGTATGCGAGGTGACGCTACTGACAACGTATTCAGTGCATATCCCGGTGTACGCAAGAAGGGAACAAAAAACAAAACAGGTTTGCTAGAAGCGTGGGAAGACAAAGAGAAAGGCGGTTTTAATTGGAACAACATTATGTTGCAACGCTGGGTTGACCATGACGGTGTAGAGCATAGAGTACGTGATGACTATGAACGTAATCGCACATTGATTGATCTTAATGCCCAGCCCGATGCTGTCAAGGATCAAGTCGATAATCATATCAAAACAGGTCTGCGTACTAACAATGACATACCTCAAGTAGGTGTACATTTTATGCGTTTTTGTGGCAAGTATGAACTTAATAGAATTAGTGATCAAGCAGACAGTTACGGCAAATGGCTAAATACACCATACAAAGGCAGTTTAGTTGATGGCTAACGCATTTTTCTTTATTGACAATTTTTGGGAAAACCCAGATGAAATAAGGAACCGCGTTATTAATGGTGCATTAGGTTGGCATCCAGAACAAGTAAGTGAGGGATTTCCAAACGGCAATGCTCCTTGGCAAGGAAAAATGACTACTGCAAAATGTTTGCCCGGGCCTAAATATAATTTAGAATCAACTATAGCAAAGTTTACAGGGAAAAATGTTATACCCTTGCAATCCCTTGAACATGCTAAGTTTCGTTTAAGTAAGACAACTGACAAAGAATCTCCACATAAGATTCATGCAGATGGGCAAACAATAAACGATAAAAACAAGTGGGCAGGAGTACTTTATCTTACTCCTACTACACAAGAAATTGAAGGCACGATTTTTTATAAAAACACAATGTTAAATAAGTCGTACCTCACAGACAAACAAGATATCAAAAGTATTTTGAATTTTGGATCTGATGACCCAAATCAATGGCAAAAAGAATTGGTATCTTATTTTGTATACAATAGATTAATTGTATACAGGGCTGATATGTTTCATGCTCCAGGACCCACGTTTGGAGACACTGACGAAACAGGAAGACTTGTTCAATTGTTTTATTGGGAAGAACTATGATTACAGGAGATCAAATGATATTAGAAGTAGAACTTTATGCTAAACCCGTCAATGACGGTCAGTTTTGGATTTTAACTGACGGCGAAAAGAAAGTAGGAAACGTCTGTGCTAACCACGCAGGATTTGGTGTAGAATTGCAAGGTAGTTTTTATCAATTTACAAACACCAAAGAAATTGAAAAGAAAACCAAAATCAAATTCTTATCACAAGAAAAATCTAAAACAGAAGTAGCAGTTCCTTATCCTGAATATCCTACAACAGCAAGAACTTACAATTCAGTTTTTGACGTTAAACGAGGATTACATGTTTTTACAAAAACTAGAAAAAGCAAATGTTTCCATGCGGCAGGTTGGTTTGTAGTAGAACATAACGGTGTAAACCAAGTAATGTTCTGTCCTAAGTATATTTTTATTCAACGTTATCCGTATTTAGGTCCATATAAAACCAAAGAAGAAGCAAAAATTCAGATAAATATATAGATATAATGCTACATATCAAATCGTTTATTGATAAAATGTCAGCAATAGAAGGTAAGCAGACTACGAGCATTGTCTTGCCAATTGGCGAGGCCCGAGGGTTGCGTGACGATATCAGCAAGTTGTTAGCAGACTTGCATGAGTTATCGAAGGAAGATAAAAAGAATGAAGAAGTTATTACAGTACAGGTTAAAGGGGGCGGTTTTAAGTGAGTAGAACCCAGCCGTCAGTAATACTTGAGTTTGTCGATAAAGACACCTACAAGTGTGATCAAATTATAGAAGCCGCAGGTATTTGGGCAGTGTTCTATAATGACCAACCTATCAACCTAAAGTCCTCTCATTATCTAGCAAACGATGCGGCTCCTAAATACAAAAAGACTAGTTTTTCAAATCCAGGTCACGCTAGAAATTTGTGTCGTAAATTAAATGCACAATTTAAAACGGATAAATTTACAGTTGTCTTTATGAGTTCGGGACGCACAGTATATCCCGATGATGTCTCCTAGATCAAAAGAAGAAATTACACAAGCAGTACTAAAAGAACTACCTAGATGTAAGTGGCATTCAGTTCCAATTGGTAATGTAGTTTTTGATTGGTGGTTGACAGGTAGGGGTGGCCAAGGTCTTCGATTATCGGATGTAGGACTTAAAGCGTTTACTGAAGCCAATATATCCTCTTGGAATTTTCCATTAGGACTAGAATCTGATAAGAAAACTAAACGCAGAAAAATTATTGCGCCCGAGGCATTTGTATCAGAATTAATTAAAAAAATTAAATGTCCATATTATCTTGGTGTATACCGAGTAAATGGCGAAAACAGAGAACCCTACATAAAAGTATTCGACCATCAAACAGCAATGATGATGACTATATATGGCACTTTACGTGACTACTTAGATGCCCAAGAGTACAAATATGATAACTGACTTGCTGGGAGAGTTTACATATAGAGCACCTGGATACGCACTAAATTCAAAAAAGAAAGTTTTCCTCGTCAATTATCTTACTTTAATCCAACCAGTAAAAACAGGGGGATTATATCACGCTCCAGTTGATCAAATTACAATTAAAAAAGTCTTTGAATCCTTGTTAAGAGAATGGGGAGTTTCTAATTTATCAGACTGGACTTTAATCATTGATGCTAGAGACGAATGGTTTATGCCCCATGTAAGTATAAACAATGTCTTAAAAGATTGGTCTAAAAAATTTAAAAAAATTGTTATTGAGTCTAATTCAATATTTGACCCGGCAGAAAGCAAATATGCACAGATAGATTTTCACCCTACAACATGTATCATTCTCAACGACTGGTATACTGACTTACAACAAAAAAATATAGACTGGTTTAAGATTCAATATGAAAAACATTTTATTGCCTTAGCCAGAAGACCGTCTAAAGCAAGAGTTTTATTTGTAAAAAGTTTGTTTGATGCAGGATTTTATCCTGAGATTCTTAGGGCATCTTGCGGATCCATTATTGACAATGTAGCATCGTTCATTACAAGAAAACCTATAATAATTGCTAATCCAAAAGATTCCTTAGATTCTAATTTGTCATCAGATTCGGAATCCAACCAAACAACACAATTAGAAGAAATTGTTAATTATGAAGAATTATTTTCTCCGTATGAATGGCCGGTGTATGTAGATGGTAAAACTGCCACCGATGATATTATGGTTCACACAGACGGGCATCATATATTTTATACGAATGCCGTAAACGTTGTTTGTGAAACAATGGAGCTAGATAGTCAACCTATCAATTTGAGTGAAAAAACTTTTAAAGCATTTGCATGGCACCAAATACCCCTTTGGCACGCATCACCCGGAACCGTACAACTTGTACGTGATTTGGGATTTGATGTTTTTGATGATATAATTGACCATAGTTATGATTCATTGCCCTATGAACAACGTAAAGATTTTGTCGTGCAACAAATGCATAATTTTCAACAAACATATCCTACAACTGAATCTCTCAGTAAACTTAAAAGGAATATTTGGTCCAGACTAGTTGCAAACAACCAAAGAGTAGAATATTGGGTCGAGTACGAAAGTAACATCCGTAACACTCTATATAAAAAGTAACACTTTTGTATATAAGGAATAAATAGTCATTGTAGGAGGGTCCTACAATGTGAGTATATTTTACGTAATTTAAAATACCAAAAATACAATCACAAATCCTTGCAAACAGATAGACACACGGAGACTTATGAACGCAATTATAAACCTCACAAGAGGCAAAGTAAACGGTTTGATTAGTTGGCTTGAGAGGTGCGATGGACAGTTTTGCGAAAATGTTAGTATGGTAGCATTAGGCGCAACAAGTTTGTTCATCATTGTGCATTCTTTGGCATCAATCGGCTAATAGATCAGTCCTTTAGAAACAAATCAATATGCCCAGATTTCTGGGCATATTTTTGGGCAAAATAGGCTTGACTTTTCCTTTGTAGTTGTGTAATATAATAGAGTTATAAACTATTACACACAGGGACACACATGGTTACTAACACATTTCCTCTGATACAAAAGTATCTTATTATCATATGTTGCAGTTGCGTATTAGCCGCATGCGGCGGGGGCGGTGGAAGCACTAACGTAGGTGCGGCTGTTGTAGGAGCCAGCACTGGCGGTGGAAGCGGAAGCAGTAGTTCCAATAATACGCCGGCGCCTCAAATTACTTCATTTACTGTAACACCAACGTCTGCCAAAGTTAATGAATATGTCACCCTTACATGGGCTACAACTGATGCTACATCCTGTACTGCCAATGTAGATTGGCAAGGAAGTAAAGATACATCAGGTACTGAAGAATTTAAAGTTACGCAAGAAAAACAATACCAATTTCGTTTAACTTGTGACGGTAATGGACAAGCAGTTGCATCTGTATACGTAGATGTTGATGATCCGTATACAGAAGGTTCATGCACTACTCCACACTCTACTGCATTCCCAGAAAGATATATGGGTCCACTGGACATACCTTATCCCAGCAACACGTTACCTAATCATTGGTTACGAGACATGGGGTTAAAAGATTTTAGTTTAGAATGGGTATACGACAATTATTCTCGTCACAGTTCGTCTTGGGCAGAGAATTGTACAAAAGAAGAATATGTTAAATTACATTATCGTATGACTATAATGGAACTTGCAGAAACCGGGGCAAATTCACTTACTATCTATAATTTCGGTTATTGGGAAAATGCTAATGCTGATCTTTGGGTATTAGAAGATGCTTGGTGGCACATATCCAAAAAAACTATCGAATACATTGTCAAAACAGCCCATGACTATGGAGTTGAGGTTCACTACGTTTGGCAATTTATGCCATTGGATAAGTATGATCGCTGGTTGTTTCCTTTCAGTCAAGGCGCAAGAGTAGATCATGCATTAATTGATAGAATGTGGGATGCACATGAAAACTTAATGTTAGAAACAGCAGAGTGGGGAGAACAAATCGGGATCGATGCCCTTTCTGTTGATTGGAGTGCAATGTGGATATGCTTTTGTGGAGTAGATGGTGAAATACCTAATGATTCGCAAGCACAAGTTGAATTGCGTGATCACTGGATGACAAGAGTATCAGAGGCTATTGATGTTATCAGGTCAAAATTTAGCGGAGAAATTTGGATAGGTGACGGACCCATTTGGAATGATTGGCGTGTGTTAGAAAAAGTAGACATTATTCAAAAGTCGTTTGGTGGGTTTATCAGAGACGCAGAAGAAAACAAATCAATGACCGTAGAACTCATTAGAGACAGATTATTAGAAGATATGGAGAGGTCTTATAATAATTTCTTTGGTCACGACGGTCAGAAACCCAAAGGCAGTTATTCTACATCACAAGATGTGCCTGTAGTCTTTCAAATCGTGTCACAAAGCACAGAGTTTTTTCCCTATCGCGGTTGGATGGAAGATGGATTTTGTACTCCGGGAACTATTGAAGGATATTCCGATCCAAAATGTGTTCAACTTCCTGTTACTAGAGAAGCAATTGACTTTTCTAGGCAAGCAGTTTTTTATGAAGGGGTATTGCAAGCAATTAGTCTACAAACATCTTGGACTATTGCAGGAATTCAACCTAGTTGTAGTTATTGGCTGACGCCGTCATTGCAACGTGCATCACAAGAAAAAGATATCCCCTCAGTTAGAGAAGGATTTCCAGAAATTTCACAATCTATTAGAGGCAAGCCAGCAGAAAATATTTTAAAGTACTGGTGGACTGGAGTCCACGATCAATATGATCCTGTATTCTCGGACTAGGCTTGACATTAACTAACAAAAGAAGTAAGATAGAACAATGAGCATATTAAACGAAGGTAGATATAAAGGTAATCTAGCATGGATTGGGCAACTTCTCCATAACGACGGCTTTGATGCTGTTGCTAAATGGATGCAAGAAATTCCTCAGCATGACAAAGAAGATGTCAGATTTATGATGGAACTTTTAGCCAAAGAGATTGCTACGTTATCAAGACCAGACTTGTCTGCTAATGACGCATATGTTCCTAAACCAAAGCAAAAGGAAACGGGTATAAAAGGACTAAGGGAAGCAGAAAAAATCATCAGAATGAAGCCAAAATTGCGTCTTGTTGACTCAAAATTTGACCCAAAAAAGGATAAGTGATTGATTTTTAACGGCAAAAAAGTTAAAAAAACATGCAAAAAAGGCTTGACATTTGGGTAGAATGGTGAGATAATATATACATATTGACACAGAGAGGAAATTTTATGTATTATATCATTGACACAACAAACAACGGTATTCACAGAGAGCCCAACAGACGTTCATGGCAGTCTACCGTTTACAAAACTGCAAGTGCCGCTAAAGCAGGTATCACCCGTACTGTTAAGTACTATCAAAAGGCTTTTGATCAGGTAGATGAGTGTCTTGCACAAGGCAAGCCTGATTATCATGCGCCGATGTACAACGCATACCGTGATGCTACTGAACCTCAGTTCAAGCGTATGCACAAGCAATTTGCATCTAGTTACGAAATCGTTCATGTTGACGAGTATGTTGAGCCTATGATTACTAGAACTGGTAGAGCACCAGGTACTGGTAAAGAAATCACTGTTACCTTGCCACTAAGTCAAGTTGGCGGTTGTTGTGATCCATTAACTGAAACTTACTGGAGCATGTAGGATGTATTTAGATGATAGCCAAAAAACAACCGAGTACAACGGCATTCGTTACCCAAGTTTTCACGGTAGCCCTTTTGATAGGGGCAGTGCTGACAGTTATTATCAGCGAGGTCAATTTCCTCACTACTGGCCCGAAGGTACAGGCAATGGTGAGCAAGTCAAAGAAAAAGACATGACCCCTGCCGAGATTGAAGCATACATGGCAGGGTTTGAGTTTAACGAGTCAATGCAAAACTTTAAGCAGTGGGACTAACAAATGGCTAAGTTTACACCTTTCGATTTTTCTGCAAATGATGTTTGGGCGGCGGCCGCCAAAGCCCAGCGTATCAATGGTCGTTATCTTAACAAAAATCATTGGGACAATGGTAAAGAAACCATAACCAATAGGCAGTTAATGCTTCGGTATCTTGAGGAGCCACATGCCCGTTTAGCACTCAGAGATAAGCACGATGGTGCTAAAGTTCGCCAATACTTTCAAGGTTTGGTTTTCAAAATGATCTCTGGTGAGTA